TAACTGCCACGCTCTTAACGGGTCAATTGTATTGTACATTTGTAAATGTTTTAAAAGTCTTTCGTCTTGTGTTTCGCTCATGACTTACTCCTTTGTTTCATCTTCTGTCTAAACGCTTTTAACTCTTCACTTTGTTGTTCACCAATAAACTTAATGACAGAATTACTATGCTTAATTGTTTTTATTTCTTCTGCTAATTCATCATATCCGTAATCGTCTTGGTCAATTGCTATCTTTTCAAAAGCATTGTGATACTTTGTCTGTAGCAATTCTCTTTCTTCTTTCTCTGCTTCTGACTCTGACTTCGGCAATGACTCACCACGATAGATATACAAACCTAGTCCATGTCTAGCAAAGGCTTTAGTAATTGACCTTTGTATTGTATCGTTGACTTGTCTTGAGTCTATATTACCTAGTGGTATTGCTCTGTTTCTATTGTCCATGATAGGTAAGTATTCAATGTGTTCAACTCCATTGATAGTAACGCCTGTCTTTACCCATGCTGTTCTACCATCATGATGATAATTCCAACCATCTGCATTCTCATAGACTGTGCTTGATACATCATCAAACTCTTGCTTAACCATTCTCCATGCATCTGACCATGATAGATATGAGTAACTACCTTTCTTATCAACATAATCATTTACATTAATCGCATCTAATTTTTTAAATACTTCGCTCATGTCTTTCTCCTTTATTGTCTAGTGCTATCTTCAATGACTGTTCGTCATGTTCTTGTTGATACTCATCTGACTCCATGATTTTATTTACAGCATCAACAAATTCTTTATGCATTTTCATGTCATAGTTTCTTGCAGTTTGTAATGCAATCGTTTGAAATAAACTGTTCATTCTTCTTTCTCCTCTTTCCACTTTCGTATTAAAAATAATTTATTAACACGCCAATAAGTTTTTAGTGTTTTAAACTTACATGGTATTCGATACCATTTACATTCTTCTTTGTGTGCCATGTACATCTCATTAACATAGGCACGAAACGGACTACTCTTTGACATCATTAACCTCATACCATAAGTTATGGTTGTCTGCTGTATCTCCGTATTTATCTACAAATTCTTTTAAGTCCATCTCTTTAGCATCTTCTTGCATGGCTAAAAAATAATTACTCATTACGCTCATTCTTCTCTCTCCTCTTTTTCTAATTCAAGTGCATCTGATATTCTGCATAGTGCTTTATCCATTGCACCGCTTTCGGTATATGCTGTAACACTAAACAACTCAACTCTATCTTCACCTGTTGCAAACCTCCAGTAGATTTTCCAAACATGTTCGTTGTGTTGTTCTGCGTACAGTCTGTTATAAAACTTTTCTTTATTCATCTTCTGCTTCGGAATAGAATACAATTTCAATGTCCGCTCCTAGTTTAGATTGTAAAAACCAAGACCATTCTTTTGATTGGTTGCCAAGTCCTTCAATAACTCTTTCTCTTAATGTTTCTAAATCATCTTCTGATATAGGAACTCTGACAATATCTTCTGGTCTATCATCTCCATTAAATTCTGGATGTCTGATATAGTTAATGTCGTCTGTTCTGCTTTCCATTTTGTTCTCCTTTTTTATTTTGGTAGTTTAATTATACACCTAATCTATATCGTGTGTAGAATTTATTTTATTATTTTCTTCAACTATCTTAAAAAATTCCCAAGTAATCCATAGTACAAATATAGCTAGGAACAATTCCCAAAATGTAATTTGCATGTCATTCTCCTAATGTAAATATTCCATCAAACATTCATAGACAAAACTACTATCTTCATTTAATTCGTCTATCTCTTCGTCTGTTAATTCTCTGTCATAGAGTGTTGCATAAGTTATGTACGCATCACAATAATCTGGATAGTCTGTGTGGTCTATCCCGTCAAACTCTATGTCAGTTATTTCTTTCTTGTCTGCTTCTGTTAATAATTTGCGTGTCATCTTGTACTCCATGCTAACCAGAATATTGCTAATGTAATCATGCCCATAAAAAATAAATGTAACTCAAACATTACTCCTCCTCGTCACCTTGATAATCATCTTCATCTAATCCCGTATAGTCAAACTCAGCAGTACAACTATGACAATAAGCATAAGGTCTACAAGCATTCATTTCTGCAATCTCAATTAAATCTTCAACAGAAGTAATCTTCATAACGCCTGCTCTAATAGTATATGTGCCATCTTTAAGTTGAGGTCTAACATCAAACTTAACTCCATCTGCTACTGGTACTAACTCTATATCTGTATCACCACAATGCGGACAACATTTCATATTTATTTCTCCTGTTTATATTTTTTATATGCTTGATAAACTGAGGTTGAACTTGCTTCAATACCTTTATGTAATAAAATCCAATCAGCTATTTCTTTATAAGTGAAATTTTTATTGTCGTGCAATTCAATAATTGTAGGTGCTAATAAACTCCACTTACTTATTCTTTGTTTTACTTCTTCTTCTTTTGCCATTTCTAATAGCTCATTAAAACTAGCAATGATTGATTCTGTTGATTGTTTCATATTCATTTCTCCTATTTGTTTTTGGTCGGTGGGTTTTTAAACCCACCTTATTAGTTACACTCTTATTAAAATCCAAAACTTGCTAGTCTTACTTTGTGTTTGTAAACATATTCAATTGCTTCAATCAATTCATCTTTTTCTAGTTTGGTATAGACTCCTTGTTTGTACCCTAGTTTGTATTTGTTTACTAACTCATCTCTTTTTTCTTGTGTCATTATTGTATGTGTCACAAATTTATCTTCGTATTTTGGGTAATAATGTTTTGTCATTTATATCTCCTATTTGTTTTTGGTATGCTCAGTATATCATAAGTAAATAAGAATGTCAACTATTTTTTTTAGCGTCCATTGACTGTCCATTTACTGTCCATTTACTGTCTATTGTTTCACGATCCGTTTTATGTTATTAAATTTTTTTTTAAAAAAGTATTGACAAAGTAAATAATAGGTGTATAATAGTATCTAACTAAATAAGAAAAGGATAGTATTTATTTGGAAAGAGTCGTCTAAAAGTATATATGTAATATGTTAGGTTTTAGCGGACTGCTCTATTTAGCGATAGAGTGCAGAAAGATATATACAACCGACCTTGTAAATCGCAAACATTCTAGACTAGGTTGTGTGTTGGGTAGGTAAGACTCCAAGTTTTCATCTTGGCAATGTGAGTTAAAGTCCCACCTCTTTCCCAAATAAGTATTACCTTTTAATTTGCATGACATGAATAACATTAAATTCAAAAAGTCACAGGGATTTTTTTTAAAATAAAAATTCTCCCTACAAAATTTTTGCTTTGCCCTGTCGGTCAAAGCGGTTGGAAAGGTAATCCCTGCGGGATTGGTTTTGCTGACACAAGGTCAGCGGGAAAGGTATCAGCAAGAAGCTGATAGAATTGGGTGCGAAAATCGGGAAGCGTTTAACTTCCCGAGAATCTTATGCAACTTTTTTCAATTGCTCTTGGCACTTGATGAGATAGTCAAACGCTCTGCCACTTTGTGCTGATGCTTTAAAGATTAGATTATTATCATTCTCTAATGCTTCCAACCAGTTATTCAAATACTTCGCATGATTTTCTAGTGGTTTCTTTTCAACGCCTAAATGAACTGAAAGAAATGTGCTTCCAATCTCTGCAACTAATTCCTCAAAAGCGTATTCGGTTTTGTTGGTTGATTGTTTTCTGTCGCATCTGGTTTCGTGCTTTGTCCAATGTGTTAATTCATGTAAAAGAGTTGCGTAATAATTTTGCTCTGCTGTTGCTCCGTCAACATCTAGAAAAGATTTTTTGTTTGGCATGTTTATATAATCCATGCTTGGAAAATAATAAGCTGAGTTTTCGTTGTGTTGAATCGTTGCCCCAGTATTCCAAACAAACTGCTCAACATTTTTAAAGTCCTCAAACGCTCTGCCGTTCTCTTCTGGTTGTTGATAATCCTCTAACTGTTCCTCATTAAATACTGCGTAAGTTTTTAGCATTGGGATTTTTTTATCTTCGCCACCCTCTTCATTTTCTTTGACCAAAGTTTTATAGAAAATAATTTGCGTTGCCTTTGACCCTTTGCGAACTTGTCTGCCTTGCTCAGTCCATTGTTTGTATGTTGCCCACTTGTCTGAACTTGCACCGCTCATCATTAGCAAGATTGGATTAATACCCTGATAGTAATTTTTAGTTACTGCATTTTTTGGAAATCCTGCGTTGCCACCTGCCCACGATTTAATCCAGTCCTTGCCATTGTCTTTCATTAAGTCAATGATTTGATTTGTTACTTGCTTTTTAAATTCTTGTGCTTTCATTTGTATACCTCTTTGTTGTTTTGGTATGTTTATTATATACCAAGTAAATATAAAATGCAAGTCTTTGCTAAAAAAAATTTGGCATTTTCCCCTGCTGGAAAAATGCGGATAAAGGTATCCTGTCGGATGAGATGCAAACTAAAGTTTGCGGGAAAGGTCTTGCCGTTGGCAAGGTTGTCGCAGGGATGAACCCTGCTGGAATTATCAGCAAAAAGATGCTGAGTTTTTTTTTGGAAAAAAGGTTGGCGGGAATTTCAACCCGCCGAGAGATAAACTTTATTCTTCTACAATTCCACTAATGATTTCTACACTATCTTTTTCAAAAATAAATTCCATCATTTCTAAAACTGTTGCATAGTGTCTAATGGCGTATGGATAATTGTAGACTTTAATTTCAAAATTATTACTGCTGTAATTCTCTTCAAAACGAACACCGCCCATTTCATTAATTAGATTTCTAAGACTAAGAATTTTATTTCTCATTTTTTCTGTGTTCTTTTTTGGTAACTCAAATAAGTATTTTGTAGTAGTTGTTTTCATTTTTGTATCTCCTATTTTTTTTGGTTTTGGTTTGGGGGATTTCTCCCCCGTTAAATTATTTGGTATTAATTTCTAATTGCTCTAAACAATTGTATGCTTGGTTGAGTAGGTCGTTTGCTTCTTCTAATCTTCCTGCCATTAACATCATTTGCATAAAGTCTAATTTTCCTCTAGTAGTTTTAACTAATTTGTGATTAGTCATTTCTTCTACTTTATATGTTGCTTTTGTTTCTACCATTTTTATCTCCTTTTTTGTTTTGGTATGTGTATATTATATCAAATGTATATACTTTGTCAACACTTTATTATAATAAAAAAATCGATAGTAAACTAATCAACAATCGATTAATTCTATAATTGTTTAATAGTAAAAAAATTTTTCCTCGCTCCCTGTCGGTCCCTCGGTTGGAAGAAAGGATTCGCTGTTCGCTCACCAAGTGGTTTGCCTGTCGGCAAAAAGGTATCTTCCCTGTCGGTCAGATGTTGTCGACCCACCTGCGTGGTTGTGTGTCCTTGTTGGTTTGGGTTGTGAATCCTGCTGACATTCATTTACAGTTCGTAACGAAGTCGTAACGCAGAGTACAACGCTTCGTAACTAGAGGTTGTTTCCTACCAACTACCCGTTAAACTGATGGTCATTGGGTACCGAGGGGGGACCCACAAACGCAGTTGGGTTATTGTGTATATACTATCCCTAGCACATGAAACAGGATTTGGACTTGGTCGAGCCAAGCAGAGTGTACATCACTACAAGGCTCTTGTTGTTTTTGGAGAGTTTCCGCACTCGAAGCTGAAGTAGTTAACAACCAGTTTGGAAAGATTCGATTTTAGCTGATGAATTGAATTCCGTCAAACTCTAATATTAAATATAAGATTTGTTATTTGTTTGTTTATTGTGTATATTACGACTATGCCTAAATACATAGACCCAAGAAAGAAAAAGAACCCAAGTGAAACTCGTGGTAATCCTGCACTTAAAAAAGGTGTAGTGTTAAACCCTAAGGGTAGACCAAAAGGTTCTTTAAATAAGTACACTTTACTTGCTCGTGAAATGATGACAGAGCAAGGTCCAAAGATTGTAGAAAAAGTAATTGAGAAAGCTATGGATGGAGATGTTCATTGTTTGAAGATGTGTATGGATAGAATCTTACCTGTACAAAAAGCAATTGACCCGAACAAAGCTAAACAACAATCTCAAGTAATTATTAATGTGGGTGCTAGTGATACTATCAAACAAAAGATTAAATCTGTAGATGCTGAAAGATTAATAGAGCCAGAAGAAAAAGATGATGATGAGTTAATCATTGAAGTATCCGAGTCAGTAAATGGCTGAATTAAATGTTGACCTACATCCTGCACAGTTAAGTATATTTAACTCTGATGCTCGTTTTAAGATTGTAGCAGCAGGTAGAAGATTTGGTAAATCTAGATTAGCTGCATGGATATTGTTGATTAAGGCAATACAATCAGAAGAGAAAGATGTGTTCTATATTGGTCCTACTTTTCAACAATCCAAAGATATTATGTGGGGTATGCTTAAAGACTTGGGGCAAGACTTAATTGCACAAGCTCATGAGAATACTGCTGTATTGACTTTAATTAATGGTCGTAAGATATTCCTAAAAGGTTCTGATAGACCTGACACTCTTCGTGGTGTTGGTTTGTCGTATGTGGTGTTAGATGAGTATGCATCTATGAAACCTGTTGTGTGGGAGCAAATTATTCGACCTACTCTTGCTGATGTGCAAGGTGGTGCGTTATTTATTGGTACTCCTGCTGGTAAAAACCATTTCTATGATTTGTACAAAGATTCATTTAATGATGATGATTGGGAGGCGTGGCAGTTTAACTCAACTGACAATCCGTTTATTCCTGAAACTGAAATAGAAGCTGCAAAAAAAACTATGTCGTCTATGTCGTTTAGACAAGAGTTTGAAGCATCGTTTGAAACATTTAGTGGTGGAATATTTGATGAAGAGTGGTTTGAATTTGGCGAAGAACCAGAAGAGGGCAATTTTGTAATTGCTGTAGACCCTGCTGGTTTTGAAGCTGTAGAAAAAGAAAGAAATTTAAAGCGTTCTAAATTAGATGAAACTGCAATTGCGATTGTTAAGATTTATCAAGATAAGTGGTGGGTGTACAAGATACTGCATGGTAGATGGCACATTAAAGAAACTGCAAAAAAAATACTAGATGCAGCAGTAGAGGTAGAAGCAACAAGTGTAGGTATTGAAACGGGTGCGTTAAGAAACGCAATATTACCTTACCTTGAAGATGAAATGAGAAGTAATGGCGAGTATGTATCAATACATGAGCTAAGACATGGTGGTAAGAAAAAGAATGACAGAATTGTCTGGGCGTTACAAGGAAGAATGGAACATCGTCAAATATCTTTTAATGAAGATGAAGAGTGGAGAGAGTTTATATCGCAGATGGTAGACTTTCCAAATAGATTAGCACATGATGATATGCTTGATGCACTAGCTTATATAGACCAAGTATCTATTGCTGATTTTGCACACTCGATTGAATTGGATGATGAGTGGGAACCAGTAGACGAAGTAGCGGGATATTAACAAAAGAAGTAAACTATAATTTAATTTATGTTATATTACGCAAAAAACTATCCTAATTATGGACCAAAATAAAGAATCACAATATCAAGCATTATCTGGTTGGTTAATGTACCGATTAGAGTCTTGGAGAAATCATAGAGATACTAATTACGAACAGAAATGGGATGAATACTACAGATTGTGGCGTGGTATTTGGTCAAGTGAAGATGTTGTTCGTTTATCTGAAAAGTCTAGAATCATATCTCCCGCATTACAACAAGCTGTAGAAGCTGCGGTTGCAGAATTAGAAGAAGCTACATTTGGTCGTGGTAAGTGGTTTGATTTACAAGATGATTATTTAGACCAACAAGATAGAGATGCAGAGTTTGTACGCAATTTATTACAAGAAGATTTAGAAAAAACAGGTTGTAAAGACGCAATTAACGAAGTATTCCTTAATGGTGCTATTTATGGTACTGGTATTGCTAAGATTGTAGTAGAAGAAAGTATAGAAAGAGTACCAAGTCAAATGCCAATTGAAGGAACAATGGCATCTGAGCGTACTGTTAGTGAATTTATGGGCATTGATGTTAAAGTTGAGCCTATTTCACCTAAAGAATTTATCATGGACCCGTCTGCAAACTCTATTGAAGATGCATTAGGGGTAGCACATGAGGTTATTAAACCTAGATACCATGTAATTGAAGGTATTAAAGCTGGAATTTACAGAGATGTACCGCTAGATGGCGACTACAACATTAATGATTTTGGATTTGACGAAGAAATGCATCAAGCAGATGAGTCTGATTCCGTAAAAATTACAGAATATTGGGGTCTTGTACCAAAACGCTTCCTAAAAGCTAAGGCTGACAAGGATGATTTTGAATATGACTCTAAAGATGAGATGGTTGAAGCTGTTGTTACAGTAGTAAACGATGCATATATCCTAAGAGCAGAAGAAAATGCGTTTATGATGAAAGATAGACCATTTATTGCTTACCAACATGACATAGTACCCAACAAATTCTGGGGGCGTGGTATATGTGAGAAGGGATACAATGTACAAAAAGCACTAGATACGGAAATGAGAGCAAGAATTGACTCTCTTGCACTAACAACTACACCTATGATGGCTGCTGATGCAACTAAATTGCCACGAGGTGTGAAGTTTGAGGTTAGACCTGGAAAAACTGTACTAACAAATGGCGACCCTCGTACTGCATTGTTCCCATTAAACATGGGTCAGACAGATACAGCTACATTTACGCAAGTAAACGCACTAAATCAGATGGTACAGATGGCGACTGGTTCTGCAGACATGCAAGTTGCAGACAGAGCTACATCTTCTGGTATGTCAATGGCACTTGCAGCAAGTATTAAACGCCAAAAGCGTACATTAATGAATTTCCAAAACACATTCTTGATTCCTATGATTAATAAATCATTACATCGTAAGATTCAGTTTGATGTAAACAGATACCCAGTAGTAGATGTTAAGTTTATTCCATATTCAAGTATGGGGATTATGGCAAAAGAACTAGAAATGCAGCAAATGGTACAGATGATGCAATCAATGCCTAAAGATTCACCTGCATTTAACATCTTATTGATGACTATGTTCCAAAACTCTACTATTCATAACAGAGATGCGATAGTAAATAGACTATCACAAGCATTGAATCCGACTCCAGAGCAACAGCAAATGCAACAGATGGGTATTCAAATGCAAATGCAGAAAGCACAAGCTGAGATTCAGAAGATACAAGCTGAGGCAGCAGAAGAAAATGCTAAAGCACAACTTCACATGGCAGAAGCACAAAGAACTGTACCAGATGAAGCAGATGCACAGAAGCATGTTCTTGATATGGAGCAAAAACGAATACAAATTGCTAAAGCAAAAGCAGATATAGCAAACAAGATGTCAGAAACTGATAGAAATATTCCAGAAACTGAGCATCTTAAATCTGAAACTGCACTTAATTTAGCAACTGCGGCTGAAAAAGCACAAAAAGTTAACTTAGGAACTAACATACAGTAATGCCAAAGACAGATGAAGAGTTTTTTAGAGATAGACAAGACCTGTTTATGTCAGAAGGCTGGATAGATTTAAAGGCAGAGCTGTTAAATATTGAGAAAAGTGTTAAAGATATTAGCACTATTCAAAACGAAAATGACCTTTATCACGCTAAGGGTCAGTTGCAAATACTAGGTTTGTTATTAAGTCTAGAAGAAGCAACAAAATTGGCGATGGAACAAGCGGAAACGCCCCCATCTTAATAATAATGACCTACAACCCACAATGATGGACAGGAGAAAAACATTATGACTATAGTAGTAAATGACACAGAGTTAAATGATGCGTCTATAACAGAAAGCACAGAGTCTGTAGCTGAAGATACAGTTGAAACTGTAGAAGCTACATCAGAAGAATTAGTAGAAAGTACACCTACTGAGGAAACTGCGGTTGAAGCTGAACCGACAAGTGAGATTCCTGGCAAGTATGCAGATAAATCATTTGAGGAAGTGGTTGCTATGCATCAAGAAGTTGAAAAGTTAAAGAGTCGTCAAGCCAATGAACTTGGTGAGATGAGAGCTTTACTTAAACAAGTACTTGAATCACAGCAACAAACAAATACTGCACAAGCAGTAGAAGAACCAGAGTACGATTTTAGTGAAGCATTTTATGATGACCCACAAGAAGCTATTAATAAAGCAATTGCTAATCATCCTGAAATACAACAAGCTAAACAAGTACAGATACAAGCAAAACAGGCAGCAAGTGTTCAAAAACTTGAATCTATGCATCCAGACTTTAGAGAAGTTGTCGCTAGTGATGGCTTTAATAAATGGTTGGAAGATAATCCAGGTATGAAATACACTTATGATACTGCTGATGCTAACTATGACCCAGTACTAGGAGCTAATGTTCTTTCAATGTACAAGCAAACCAATATGATGGATGCCACAAAGAAAGCACAAGAGAAACAAGACAAGGCTAGACAAAAAGCTTTGAAGCAAACTAGCTCTGAAACTAGGTCTGCTGGTGATTCTACTGCTGGGAAAAAAATATATCGCAGTCAAGATTTAATTGAACTGCGTCAAAGAGACCCAGAAAAGTATGCGGCATATTCGGAAGATATATACCAAGCGTACCAAGAGGGTCGTGTAAGGTAAACAATAGGAGAATATTATGCCATTAGGTACAAATAATACTACTGCTGCGGTTGCCAATAATTTTATTCCTCAGCTATGGTCTGATGAGGTTATTGGTGCATACAAAGCTAATTTGGTTGTTGCTAACTTAGTAACAAAACTTAACCACAAAGGTAAAAAAGGTGATGCAATTAACATCCCTAAACCTGCTAGAGGTTCAGCTTCTGAAAAACAAGCAAATACTCAAGTAACTCTTTCAGCTGCTACTAATGAAGTAGTAACTGTTAGCATTAACAAGCACTATGAATATTCAAAGCTAATTGAAGATATTGCTGAAGTACAAGCTCTAGCTTCTATGAGAAAATTCTACACAGACGATGCTGGATACGCTCTTGCTACACAAGTAGATGATGACTTATTTGCATTAGCAGAAGGTTTTCAAGGCGGTACAGTAGGTGGTACTGGTGCAGCTTCTTTTGAAAATGCTGTAATCGGTGGCGATGGTTCTACTGCTTATACTGGTAACTCATCTAACTCTACAGACATCACAGATGCTGGTATCCGTAGAATGATTCTTACTCTTGATGATGCAGATGTCCCTATGGATGGTCGTTCTTTAGTACTTCCTCCAGTTGCTGCTAATGATATGCTAGGTATCGCTAGATTTACTGAGCAACAATTCATTGGTAATGGCGATGCAATTAAGAATGGTAAGATTGGTCAAGTATATGGTGTTGATGTTTATGTAACATCTAACTGTCCTACAATTGCTTCAACTGATACAACTCCTGTTTCTAACAGAGTTGGTATGATTATTCACTCAGACGCTTTAATATTTGCTGAGCAAGTTGGTGTTAGAACTCAAACTCAGTACAAGCAAGAGTACTTAGGTGACCTATTTACTGCTGACACTATTTATGGTGTTAAAGAACTTCGTGATAACGCTGGTGTAGCGTTTGTTGTTCCAGCTGCTTAATAGTTGACATACAAAGCCCTCTCTTAACCGAGAGGGTTTCAATATGTTAATTAGGAGGTAATATGCCAATATATGAATATCATTGCATTAATAATCATAGCAGTGACCATGTATCTTCTTTTGATGACAGAACACAACCGCAGGTCTGTTCAGAGTGCGGTAAACCAGCAAACTATAAACAAACATTTTGTACTAATGTACAATACGGAATTACATCGTCTGGTAAATCTTGGAACACAACACATGAGTTACGAGATAGATGGAACAAAAGAGAAAACAAAAGACACAATACAGTAGGTAAAAGTTATGCATGACATATTTGATAACACTACAGATAGTTTAGATATAGAAAGAGTCAAAGATAAAATTCGTCAAATTTGGCAAACCATACTTATGCAAGAGTATGAGTCTGAATACGGACACATGAAAGATGACGATGATGACTATAAAAGCATAGATGAATATTGTGCTGAAAACGCATTGTATTTTCCTGGAGATGACAAACCAGAAAATGAAACATCCAGTATTGTTAAGATGCTAGAAGAAATGTTTGACCCTAAAGAAGATTTACAGTCAGTACAATCAGATGGTAAAGCACCTACTTATGGCGGTACACAATTAAAATCAAACAATGAAAAAGGTAATGTAGAAACTACTACATACGAGTACACACATACTAAAACAAGTACACCTTCAGATTCAAGAAGTAAAGCAAATTCAAGCGTTTATGAACATCATAGTGGTAATATAGCACCTAGAAAAGATAGTGCAGTTAAAAGACAATACAAGCCTATGATAGATAAAATTGTTGAAGAACTGTTAGAATTAGATAAAAGACAAGCTGTTGGTAGAAGAAAACAATTATTTAGATTATGAAAATAGGCAGAAAGTTTCCACCAGTAAAACCAGCTCATTGGAGATTAAGAAAATCTAGAGCTAAATATCTTAACTTTAGACAATATAATTCTGAAAATTTACCAGAATATTCTGGACCTTATGAGATTGAGTTAGAACAGAGTACAGAAACCAGTCCAATATATTTATATAATGAGCAAAACAACGCCTACATTATTACGGAGTAAAACATGGCAACGACTAAAGTATCCGAATTAACAGAATTAACAAGTGCAGCAGATAACGATTTATTTTTAGTTGCTGATGTATCTACTAATCAAAGTAAAAAGATTACTAAAGCAAACTTAGGTATATCTGATGAAAACTTTACTTCTGCACTTAAAACAAAACTAGATGGCATTGAAGCAAGTGCTACAGCAGACCAGACTGGTGCAGAAATTAAAACTGCATACGAAGGTGAAGCAGATACAAACGCATTTACAGATGCAGAGCAAACTAAATTATCTGGTATTGAAGCAAATGCAGATGTAACTGACACAGCAAATGTTGTTGCATCTTTGACAGCTGGTACTAATATTACAATTGCTGGTGATGGTACTATTTCAGCAACAGATACAGATACTGGAATATTAAATGTTGTAGAAGATACAACTCCACAACTAGGTGGCGACTTAGACACCAACGGCAACGCCATTACAGGAAGTACAGTAGCTATTAACAGCTCAAATGGTGAGTTTATGATTTCTGCTACAGAAAATGGTCCAGTAGCATTGCGTTATGATAACAATTTAAAATTATCAACAAAGTCAGACGGCGTAAACATCACAGGTGAACTAGAGGCTGATAGCCTAGACATTGATGGTGATGGTGATATTACTGGCAACTTAACGCTAGGCGGAAATTTAAATCTTGGCGACAACGACAAAGCACAGTTCGGTGCAAGTCAAGACCTACAGATTTATCACGATGGGTCGAATAGTTTTATTGATGATGCAGGTACTGGTACACTAAATATCCAATCAAACGGAACACAAATAAACCTTCAAAAGGTTGATGGTACTAAAATGATTGAAGCCATTAACAATGGCAATGTTGTTTTGTACTCCAATGGTGTTGAAAGAATACGCACAAATGGCACAGGCATTGACGTAACAGGTGAGATTACTGCTGATGGTATTGCATTAGGTGATAGTGAAAAAGCAACTTTTGGTGCTAGTGATGACCTACAGATTTATCATAGTGGTAGCGACAGTCTTATTCGTGACGAAGGTACTGGCAACTTTATTATTAGTACAAACGGAACGGCTATAAATGTTATGGGTGCATCTAATTCTGAGTACATGGCTCAGTTTGTACAAAATGAAGATGTAAGACTTTACTACGACAACTCCCAAAAATTCAACACAACCTCTACAGGCATTGAGGTAACAGGCACAGTAACTACAGACACAGCTAGAAGTGCAGATGTCGTAGATAATGATGGTTCTTTTGATTTAGATGCAGGTACTAACTTTACTTGCACACCTACTGGTAACATTACTTTAACTTTTACTAACATTCCAGATGGTCAGTCTGGCACTATAGTATTAGTTAATACTGGTGGACATACAATAAGTGCAGCATCAACAACTAAAGTAATGGGTGCAGATATGCTAACTACAATTACTACAGCAGGAACTTATGTGATCGGATATATATCAGATGGTACAAATGTTCGTGTTTATAACTCATTGGCTCAACAGTAATGGCATTAATTAACTCAGATGTAATTCCTGCATCAGCAACTGCATACAAGATAGAACAATCTCTTAGATTTAATAGACCTGATAATGCTTATCTAAGAAGGACACCTTCTAGTGCAGGAAACCAAAGAACTTGGACTTGGAGTGCTTGGGTTAAACGTGGAGATATTAGTACATCGCACATGTTGTTTGAGTCTAGACCGCCAATCGCTGATAATGACAGAACATTTATTATTTTGCATTCAAATACATCTGTTAACTTAGAAGTCACAGATATTTCAAATGGCAGTCACACTTGGGATTTAAGAACGACTCAAGTATTTCGTGACCCATCTGCGTGGTATCACATTGTTGTTCAACACGACACGACTCAAGCAACAAGTTCAGACAGAATTAAAATTTATGTGAATGGAGAACGTGTCACAGCGTTTAATACTGCAACTTATCCTTCTCAAAATTATCAGTCTGACGTAAATGCCTCTTTGCCACATACCATTGGTGACTCTGCAACACAATATTCTGCAAACTTTGACGGATACCTAACAGAAGTAAACTTTATTGATGGACAAGCACTAGACCCTACAAACTTCGGTGAAACTGGAACATACGGAGAATGGAAACCTATTGAATATACTGGTACTTATGGTACTAATGGTTTCTATCTACCATTTAAGCAAGACTATCAAGTAGAAGGATTTAGTACAACTTTATATACTGGTACTGGAACTACACAATATATTGGCGGTGTAGGTTTTCAGCCTAATTTAGTATGGATGAAGAAACGCTCAACGGGTACTGCACGTTCACACAGAATAGTTGACTCTGTAAGAACAGCGGCAAGGTATCTTGCTTCTGATAATACAAACTCTGAAGATAACACATCAGGTTCTTTTGTAGATTTTGAAAACGACGGCTTTACTGTTGGTACAACATCTGATGCGTTTAATGGTTCAGGCAGCCCTTACGTCGCTTGGTGCTGGGATATGGGTGATTTTGAAAACTCAGAATTACTTACTAACGGAGATTTTTCAACTGGAAGTACATCTGGTTGGACAACAGAATTAGGTACATATAATGTAGTTACATATAATGGTAACTATGTATTAGACCCTGCAACAAATGGTGATAGTTATTTCACACAA